CCCAGCCATGCGTCAAAGGAGCGCCGGACATCCCGCAACCAACCCTCACGGAACTGCCAGGGAATATCTCTTATGCGCGACTGCACCGCCATTTGGAATTGGCGCTCTGCCCGCTCCTGAAGTTTTTCTTGTGGCAAATTACGATCCATACTGAATGTACTTTGGAATTGTTGAGATGGGGCACTGAGACCTTCAAAAGGCGACCCAAGCATGAACGCAGCGTTCCCAATCGCTTGGCGGTAAGTATCGCTACTCGGTCCCGCAAAGTCGGTGCCCTGCTCCAAAAATCCACCGAATGGGTCCTGTGCAGTTTGTCCTAACCCAGCCTGGATTATAGCAACGTCCCCTGCCCGGCCAAAATTCTCTGCGGCTCTACGCCGCACTCCTGGACGAAAACGAGGAGCCATAGTCTGACCCAACCCAGTGTCAAAAAGCATACCAAACTGTCTAGTTGGGTCAGACTGTAATCCAGCATAGTAATCACCCCGTTCACCTTCCGGCCTATCCCCAGCCAGTAAATCGCGAACCCTTTCAAGTTGGGTCTGAACAAATCCGGGATCAGGGCGTCCAAGCCCCTCCGGCAAGGTCTGACGGAAGGTTGTCTCTGGGCCGAAATCTCCAAGGCCCTGTCCAATATCAAATAGTCTGGAGTAGGGGTTAAACTGCGCTTGCCGTTGCCTCTGCACAATCCCTGGAGCTTCCCCCAGTCCAGACAGGTACTCCCTGTAAAGCTGCGCTCGACCTTCTCTACTTTGAGAAAGGTCGATCCTTCGCTGCACTTCTGGTCTGATAGGAGGAAGGAAATCTGGAACTGGAACTGGGACCGCACCGCCGCCAGTATCTTGTGGAACTCCCGATGCGCCACCACCACCACGGGGAGTAACCCTGCCAGCGGGGGTGCTTCCTGGGGCCAAGGCACTAGTCGGGGTAACGCGCCCTTTCGTCCAGTCAACGTTATATTTGCTTTCCAACATCTCCCGTGCAATTTCACGCTTGACAATATCGCCAACCCCCACGTACTGCATAAGTTGGTCGATGGTATGGTTCTTAAATTGCTCACGGATACCTCTGACAAGGCTAGGGTCAGCATTGGCAATAGCATCCGGGCCAGACACGGCCCTTTTATCCACTACAATGCGGTCTCGCTCCGCATCTTCACGGTCGAACCCCAATTGTTCTAGCTTATCCGCTATTTGCTCGGTCGTACCCGTGACGCTATAGGCTGTGCCATTGTCGTAGTCGTAAACCTGTGTGGTAGGCATCGGTAGGTCTCCTTATAGAGGGGGCAAGCCCCCAGCTGCTCCGTTCCTGTTAGGCCGTGGTGTCCCTGGGGCCGCGATCGGCCCGGCCTGGGGTGTTGGAGGTGGCAATGGGATACCCTGAACTTGGGCGGGCGCCACCTCTGGTGATGGACGAGGTGTTCTTCCATTTGTACCGTTCGTTTCCCCATTAGGGGTAGAACCGATTGCTTTTAGCTGGGATATTTCGTGCATTCGCTGCATCATTTGAATTTGGAACTCCATGTGCCAGACCTGGGCGAGTTCCATGTCCCCTTGCTCTGCCGCTGCCAACATATTACTGAAGGCCAAAGCGGTCGGGCTGCCTGTCTTTGCCAATTGTTCCTGTACCGCCCGTTCGACCTGCTCCACGTCCTGCAACTGGATAATGTTCTCACGCGCAAACCGGTGATCGACAAGGGGGACATCACCAGAGGTAAGGATTTGCGCAAGAGCTGCCTTGGCCGCGTCGTCTTGAGGTAGTTGTGGGACGATTTCGACCTCGATCAACCCGCCTTCCTTGATCGCGTCCAGAGACATCTCCTCTTCAAAGTCAGTCCGCTCCACGTCTTGCATCCGGCCACTAAGGGTCATAACATCAAAGTTCGCGGAAACGTAGGCGTCGGCCAGAATGTTGAGGATGCCCCTGAGGGCGGTCTTGGTAGTTTTCACCGACGGACTGATCGGGGCTTCCATCCCCTGCCTTAGCTGGGTGATGGCAAATCCCGATAGTTGGAAGGCCAACTCACCAAAAACCGATGCCGGGAAGGTGCCGCGCTGCACCATCTGGGCGATCACGCCCATCAGCGCCCCACTTTCTTTGACCATCTCCATCGGTGGCATCGTTTTAACGTCTTCTTGGGTGGTCCTCAGTTGTGTTTCAGCGCCACTTACTCTCGGGTCACTCTCCAGGCTGAGTTTCCCATCCTGAGAGAAGACCAGGAGGCCCTGGCTGATGGACCGTTTGCTCAGTTCGGCCAACACGGACAGGATAAAGTTCTGCTGGTCGTACATTTCCCGGTCGGACTGGTAGAAGCTCTCCCCGTAGTTGACCTCGTAATCTTTGCCAGCCGCTTGGAAGAAGGGTAACCCGCCAACCATGTGGATATCCACCGGGACTTTGCCCATCCCGTGGGGGGTTTTCGATTTGGCCTCTCTACCCCCGGAAACTATGATTTGATTGTCGGTTTCGTCAAAATAGTCGTAGACGGCGAACTCCATAGAGGAATCCAGGTTTCCTTCTTCTATAGTGATATCGAACTCGGTCTTGATGGCCTCGGCGGTCTTCGACACCTTATGGCAAGCCCAGGCCAACCCATGTTTTCCCATGCCCCAGTACGTATTACGGGGGTCCCAATCTTGAATATCCACGTAGGTGCGGGTAGTTGAAGTAGCTATCCCCTCTACTGGTTTCCCCTCTTCGCCCACAGTCTCAAGCGGAATCTCTTCAACAGTCGCTTCTATCTCTGACGGGTCGATGTCTTCCTTAATAAGCAAGACTCTCTGCGCCGTTCGGCCTCGCATGAGGCATTGGGCCGCTAGAGAGTCCTGAAGGGATGGCATCATGAGGTCAGCACGACGGGTATCTGCTGCCTGAAGGATACCCAAGGCGAAAAGTTCCTTCAGATTGTCCGTTTCTCGTTGGGCCTTCTGAGCCTTGGGCTTTCGGACCCTAATCAGTGCCGGGGCAGTGGACAGAAGATGGACGGCAAGATTCATCGAGGTACGGGGGTCATTAGAGGTGAATTTCTTGTACCCGTTGAGTAATGGGTTGCCATTCTCGTCCGTCTCACCGGCGTAGGCCACCAGATTGTAGCGGTCGAAGTCTTTATCCATGCGCTCATGCAAGGAGGCACGGTCCGACTCCATCTTATCCACCATACGGATTATATCCTCTGGTGTAGCCATAACCTTCTCCAGTTACTCCTTATGCTATAATATGAGGCGGTGGAACTGGGTCAACAGTCCACCGCACGACACCGAGAGAGGAGGTCTCCCGATGCTCTTTAATGATACCACCATCCAGCTTTTCTGGGCCAAGGTTGATAAAACTGGTCCTCTCTTTCATGGAACATCCTGCTGGATATGGACTGCCTACCGAAATCCGAATGGATATGGACAATTTCGTCCTAACGGCAAACTCGTATTAGCTCACCGATTTAGCTATGTTCTCAAAAGTGGGCCGATTCCCGAAGGGCTTGAACTTGACCATCTTTGCCGTAATCCACCTTGTGTAAATTGGGACCATCTTGAGGCTGTCTCTCATCAACTAAATATGCAACGTGGGATATCGGGTGAGGCACTAGCTCACAAGAATCGGGCTAAAACACACTGTCCGCACGGACATATTTATGACCTTTTCAACACCTACATATATAAAGAGCGTAGGCATTGCCGCACCTGTCGTGTTCAACGCACAAAACAATGGAGACTCGACCACCCCTTTTTATGATTTCGTCAGTTGTCGGCATTACTCACTGCACTTCAATAACCGTAGAAATCTAAGAATCAAACTCAGAGTATTCCTCGGGGAACCGTGCGGCATATTTTTGCTTTAAGGATTGCAAACGTTGATAGTCCTCATAGGCTCCTGGATAATAATTATCTCGACGCATGGCATTTGCTCGATTGTAGATTACATTTATCGCATATTCGAATTGCTCAGGTGTCCGAGGAGATTTTATCATCAGCGTCTCCGAATCACTGTTGCCACCCGCCTTTCGTCACTATGAGCATATCCAAAGTTGTGGACTATCCCATATATGAGGGCCTTCAAAGAGTGATTATACTCCTCCAAGGGTTCCGCCCCAACAATCTCGCCGGTTTTGGTCTCTTTCCACTTCCACGGATGGAAGGATCGTCCGTCAAACGGGTCCAAAGCCGCCCCAAGTTCGCTTAGGACGCCCTTACAATGAGGTGCGATGACTATTCCCGGCACCCCTGTGATTGGATCGGGAATAAAATAGGTCCTCAGCCGGTCGATACCTGGTAAAATCCTGACCCGTTCACCCTGAGCCTCCAATCCCGCCTCTATTCGCCAGACATCCGAGACCGAATGGTTGGCGTGGTGCTGGTCCTTATAATGAGGGTCGGAAACCAGGTGCTTTTCTGAGTTCCACCAGGGGCGCATCTGTGCCATTCGGATGATTTCCTGAGTTGTCAAGCCCCTTTCATAGATTTCGTCTACCACACGGAGTTGCCGGTCGATATTCTGCACTACGACCAGCGCATGGGCGCTATGGGCACCATATCCGGGGTCTTCCCACAGATAAACAGGGTACTCGGGGTCGTATTGGACATCCCTGACGTGTAAATCGGCCCGAAACTCGGTAATTACGAGCCCCTTGGGAGGCACGACCTCGCCAGCAATCCGTTCCATGAAGTAGGTGTCGGTGCTCTCCCGTTCGAGCCTCAGAATCTCCGGGTCTTGTCTGCCGCCCGGATAATAATGAGTATTCGTCCACGCGGGGAGCTTGAAACTCTGGGCATCGCCACTTCCCGCCGACCAAGCCTGTAATAGTTGCGGATACCAGCCAACTGAACCTTCCAAAGTCCCGACCAGGGCCATCCAGCCCCGTGTGCCCGCCACGCGCCCGTTCAGGCGTTCATATACGACCACATCCGACTGCCCAGGCTCACAGAATATTATCCCGTGGGGCCGTTGGCGGGTGAGTTTCGATGGGTCCCCGGCGCTTTTCGTCTCTATCCGGAACCGGGACTGACGTTCATCTGGGAGTTTCAGTTCAATATGGCCAGGATCGACCCGTTCGGTGGAAGTTTTCTCTATTGGGAAGCCCAACTCTATAAGGTCCATCTTGATGTAACGGAATTCCTCGGTAACCTGAGAGTAATCTTCCCCGACCAGCCAGTAAATCAGAGGGGGGCCAAGGCCATCTCCCACGCCTGGGTTGCCAGCCATATCGTCCGGCCAGCGGCCTAGCCAGATTTCGCTGGCAATTTTAGACTTGCCCGAACCCTCGCCGCCGCTAATGCCGATAAATCGCTTCCGGCAGACCAGGATTGCTTTTTGCTCTGGCCCGGTGACCTCAAAGCCCAGCCGCCCGTACAGGGTCGCTGACGCTTCGGGGATTTCCTGATCCTGCTGGAGTGTTTGGTCCAGTCCCAGCAACTCAGTGCCCCCTCTTTACCGGCTTTTTAGCAAAATCCTTGAGTTGTTTTGCGGTCATCTTGGTCCGAGTAGGTTTCCCGGCCCTTTTGTGGGCTAACTCGGCACCCATGAACTTTCTTTGCTTCTCCGACGCACTAGGCATACGTAAAAATCTCGTCTTTGTGCTGCTCGGCCACCACAAATGCCTCGTACAGATACAAATACAGGTT